GGTAAAACAGCATCTGGTCGAACTCGGCTTCGTATTCTTTCATGACGCTGCAAATTTGATAATTCATATATTCTTTAACCCGGATCGCCTGCTGCTCTTTGTCGGGAGACTGAAGGCCTATGATCTGCGTTCGTACCGGTCCTTGAGCCGGGAGCAATTCTTTATAAGCCAGAGACTGGAATTGCGTGACTGCTTCCGCGAGCACGGGGTGCGAGGCACCGCTAGCCCCTTTGAAAGGTTCGCTACGGTCTTCATAGTTGAATCCTAAAAGATCCAGGCCACTGGTGTAGGCTTTTTCCCAGTCGCGTCTGGACATTTTATAATCTGAATAATCGGTATAGAGCTTAGAGCCTAATGGATCGATGACGTTGTCGGGTAATAATTCTGCAAGGTTGGCGAAGTGTCCTTCGTCCTGTCCGGGGTTCACGGCTCGCGGATCGAAATTTATATCGACGCTGCCGTCTTCGTTTTCCGTTGTTTCAACGGGTTGACCTGCTTCCTGCTGCTGAGCTAATTCTTCCTGCTCGGCAATTTCAATTTCTTCGGGTCCAGGTATATTTACTGTTTGTTTAACGTTGGGTAACGTTTTGTCAATCTCTGCCATTTATTCTCCAATAGGGTTTTAACCTTTTTATATTTAATATTCAAGCCTTGTGACACGGGACCTTGCTTGGGAGGTACGGTTGTAGTTAGTTTTTTGGTCATTATATGTCTCTACTTCTTCCTGGTAAAGGCTTATCTACTAAACCACCTTTAAAAAAAGAACCTACTTCTTCGTATGGACTATAACTACCAAACATACTATTTGAACTACTTATAATTTTTTGAATTTCTTCTAAAGGATATTCTTTCTGCTGTTGCACAAATTCAGAAAGAGTTAAATCACCTTCTGAATCTAGTAATTTTGAAACTTTAAATCTTTTTTTTAATTCTTTACTACCCGACTCTGGATCTTTTTCAAAATTGTCTAAGTCTTCCGCCATATTATAAAATTCTTTTATTCGTTTTTTGTAATTCATATCTTTTATTTCTTGGTCCACTATATTTTGTTTGTCTTGACTTGTAATTTTTCCCAAGTTTAAATTTATATCAGTACCTTTTTGATCCTTAGGACCACCTGATAAATTAATTCCTCCTAGAACTCTTGCAACCGCAGCTAAAGGTACTTCTTTATTTTTATAAAGATCTATTGTTTTTTGTAGTATTTCCTTGTCTGTAAGATCTTTAATTTCTTCTTGTTCAAATATAGCTGCATGTTTATTGTTAAAATTATATCTATCTTTTAAAGTATATGTACCTTCTTTGTCTTTATCATATGTAGCAGATCCAATTGTCATCTCCATATTTGCTTCAGGATTAAATAATGCTCTTAGCCCAGTCATGTCTCCCCCATAATATGAAATAGTATTGGGTGCTTGCCAATAACTTTTATCATTAGATTCTACTGCAATTTCAGTTCTTGCTATTTTTTTTCTAAGTTCTTCTAATTCTGATTCTTTAAAAAAAGACTCATCTATAGGGTCATTTATTCCCGATAAAGATCTTAAAAATAAATTATAAGAAGAAGGAAGTATATTTTTATCTGTTATCTTTCTAACAATTTTTTGATTGTCTTTTAAAAAATTTAAAGAACTTTCTATATTTTCAGTTGTTAATAAATCTTCTATGCCTGCCATTAATAATACACCTGTTTCCCCCTAATAATTTTCTCTTCCTTATAGTCTTCAGGATGCGGTATTAGTCCGCCTTGCCTGAAGCGCATGACTGCTTGCGTCATGGAATCTACTAAGTCATCGTGATCGCCATAAGGGAATGCTGCGCATTCCTCAATGACTTCCTGTGCAAACCCTTTGTGAGTGGGCGCCCATATGGTCCCGCTTTCAAATAGCGGTGCGACCGAGTTTACTCTTGTATGCTTATCATTTCCTTTGCTCGGTGTAAAGTTAACAACGGGGATGCCCATATTTCTTAATTCGTAGGTGAGTGGCAGTCCTGAAGCTTTGGCTTCTATTAAAACCGTCTCCGGTTGCCAGTATTTATATTGTTCCAGAGCCTTTCTTCGTAAGGCAGGGAACTCGTAGCGGCCTTTAATGGCATCGACGAGAATAAGACTAGGAGGCAAGTCTTCCGATTCGCGGAACACGCCCCAAGTCGTAATCGCAGAAAAATCCGCGGTTTCCTTTTTCATGAAGGCAGTATCATAGGACTGGATGATATGCTCTAACTTTGGCATAAAATCATGATCCCATTTCTTCCACCATTCTCGTTTGATGATTGCACCTTCTTCGGATGTTGGGTTCTGCATCCACTGTGCATTCCATTTGCCAAGTGATAAGGAAGCTTTAACGGTTTCTAGTTCGTCCAACTTCCAGTATTCCGGCCATACTGGCTTACCACTCGGCATCACCGCCGGAAACTCGACGAGTTCCCATTGATCAGCCTTTGCTTCTTTTTGCGACTGCATAAGCATGCCTGTCAAATCTTTAGTGTTCCAACGTGTCATCACGCAAACAATTTTTCCACCCGGTTGCAAACGTTGCCGTGGTCCAGAGGTGTACCACTCGTAAGCTCGCTCCAGAGCGGTTAAGTTCATAGCATCTTGCTCGGAGTGTGGATCATCTATAATCAATAAGTCCGCGCCCCGTCCGGTAATCGCTCCACCCACACCAGCGGCAAAGTACTCTCCACCTTGCGCCGTTTCCCATCTTCCGGCCGCTTTACTGTCTTCCTGTAGCCGCGTGCTAAAGAATTTCTGATACTCTGGAGAATCAATAAGGTGCTTGGCTTTACGGCCAAAGCGTACTGCCAGTTCCCCAGTGTGGGTGGTCATGATAATTTTCAATTTAGGGTTTCTGCCAATCATCCAGGCCGGAAGCAAAGATGAGGCGAATTCTGATTTCGTGTGCCTTGGCGGCATGTTGACGATCAATCGCTTAAGCTTGCCTTCCGCCATATCGTTGAATTTCTCGGCAACAATTTTATGGTGGTATCCCTGGATAAAATCAGGCCAAATATACTTAACGAAGGATAGAAAGTCCTTTCGGATCGTCTCCTGCTGCTTTTTTTCCGAATATTTAAGATACATCTTAAAGAAGTCTTTTTTGACATCCGGTGGCAATTTTTTAATTTTTTCTAGGTTTATGTGCATTTGAAAAATTTTTTTTAAAATTTTTTTTCAGTCTCAATATGAATTTTTTTAATTTATTCCGTATTACGACAATAATCAAGGGTATATCCCATAATGGTTTTAGGGGCTTTAACCGTCCAAATCCGACAATAAAGACTAACAATAATAATTCTTTTTTAATAATACTAAATAACAATATATAGATCTTCGAACTCTAATCTTCTGCTGGTACCTCTATAAGATGATAGAGCTACCAGCGGCGCGGAATTCGCGCAACCTACACGCGAATGCACAATACAACCATAGGTTGATACCGGGAGAACACACAAACAAAAAAAATCGCGCAGCGCGGTTAAGCGCTGCGCGGTCATAAGTGTCTATCTAATTTGAATTGTTTTATCTATTCTTAAATTATCATAGTCACGATTGAATTGACGTTTAGCAAGTGTCAAAGTCTTAGCGGTTATAGTCTTAGATGTTTTATAACCCTGATCTAAGCTAGTGCAATAAAAGATAAAAGTTTTCATTTATCGAACCACCATAGAATAATAAAACCTGAAACAGCTAGAAATAAATAAAACCAATTACTATCAACTATCATACTTTCCCCGCTTTCCATTGGATCGATAAACCTAAAGATTTAAACACCTCTAAGTCGCTTTCATCAAACGTCTTTCTTGTGCCTTTTAATTTAAGTAAAGCACTAGCAATATGGCAACTTGGATAAATTCTTTTGTGGCCATAAACACTGTCTTTCAACGTCAGTATTATTTCTTTATTCATATTATTGACCCCTCATTGTTTGCGTATAATAATCAGCGTTTAAATTCTCCAACGCTGATTGCCCTGTTTCAAAGTCTAGATCTTTAATAAAAGATTTAAACTCGTTAGATGAATTATTGATAAATTCCTCATTATCAACGACCCATAATTCTTGATCATAACAATCTAAATCAAGAATTTTACTTTTTAGTTTTTTTTCATTTTTAGTCATATAATATCCTATAAACCACAGT